GTCGGAGAAGTCGATCAATGCTTCAAGATACAAAGAAACGTTAGACATGGGATTCCCTCATTGATGTCAATACATGGTAAATTTGCGATCCAAAGCAAACACTTTGAATTGCTCGCGTATTGTTTAGTGTGAATTTTGTTCTGTCAATGTTTTTTGATTGTTTGAAACATAGAATTTTAGTATGACCCTTTTATACATACCGCGTAAGAATTTGGTCATACATATTGTTTGTGCAAGTAAGTCATTGAAAAGACTTGAAACATAGGGTGACAAACAATAGTTGTTGGCTGATTATTTCTTTAGGGTCAAACAGAGGGAGAGAGCGGGTAAGATAAGGGGGGTGATAATATGGAAACTTTGAAATAGAGAAGGGTGTAAGGAAAGAAATAGAAGAAATGAATAAAGTAAAATATATATTTATCTATATAGATTTCTATCTGTCTTTTCAATGACTTACAGAGAGCGATGGCTTTTGGATTTATTTTAGCGCAAGCGGAAATAGTTCGTGAATTTCGTGTTGGCCCCTTTACGGCAACGGGTGAGGCAGTATAAGATTGTCGCCAGTTAGCCCATTACATGGGTGCGTCGATATAAGGCGATATAAGGCCGTTTAAGAGGTTTTAACGCATGAGCAAGGGTAAGGGTGCGGGTAGCGATAAGGCCGCTGTAAAGGCCGCTGAGGCCGATATAAGACAGGGCGATATAAGACAGACCACCTCGCTGGGTGATATAGTTGACTACACCACCAGCCTGCCCATAGTCCCCCAAAAGGATGGACGACAACACCCCGACCCAGCCACGGCGCAAACCGTCGCCAACATGGTTTTTTGCGGCCAAACACAAGACACAATCTGCCGCGTTTTGAAAATGGGCATGGATACGCTCTATAGACACTACAAGCATGAGCTCGAAACAGGCCAGCATGCGATGGTGCAGAAAATCGCCGGATCCCTAGCACAGCGAGCACTGGCGGGAAGCGACACAGCCGCCATTTTCCTGCTGAAAACCCGCGGAGCGGGCAGGTTTACAGAGCGTCAAGCATTGGACGTTAGCGTTGAAGTCACCCACAAGGCGGAGCTTGTGACTGAGCTTGCGGGCATGATCGGCCGCGGCATAACTATAGACGCAGAGCCGGAGCCGGAAAAAAAAGAGGGCGCATAACGCGCCCTCAAGTGTCGCCATATTGCTAGATTTTTAGGCTGCGACAGGCTCCGCAACATGCTCTCGCGTCTCTTCGCTGTACGGAAAAGCATCTTCGTGCGCCATGCTGCACGCCATTCTCGCCACGTCGGCGCCTAAATCGTTGCGCATGGGCATAACTAAGGCGAGCACGCCAATGGTGTTGTCCGTGATTACCGTCGGGAACTCGCCGCGCATATGTATGCGGATGGCGTGCTTGTCGGCCGCCTTTTTGGATAGGTTGCGCGCGATCGACAGCGCCTCGCATGCGTCGGCCAGGTACTGAGTGTTGAGTACAGCCGGCACATGCTCGCCTACGTCCTCAGCCTTGGGGACGACGCGGCGCCAGTCTGGGAATCGACCGTCGAGCGCCTTGCCCGTGACTGAGCCAGTCGGCGTGCCAATGGTGACGCGCGTCTCATCAATGGTGATCGTTACGTCCACATCGCCTAGTGACTTGCCGCGCGCGTATTCGCCGGTGAACTGCTTGAGCGCCGCGTCTATCGTCTCATTCGCGACGATCACGGCAGGGTATACAGACTTGACGCCGCGCGCATTGGCTACGAAAAGGCGGTGACCATCGGTCGCAACCACCTTGCCCGCGGCCGTGTCTAGGTAGACGCCTTGCAAGTAGTGACGAACGTCCTTTTCGGCCGTGTGAGTACGGGCCGCGCGGAGGGTGGCGAGGGATACCGACACTGTGTATTCGTTCATTTGTGCTGTCTCCATTAATGTTGATTTTTAGCGATAGCGTTAAATTCGCGGAAATATTTCAAAGCATTTCTGTAGTCATCACAGCGCACCTTGTCGTAAATCTCCCCGCTAGAACTGCGGAGAGTCACAGTTATCAATCCGCTGTGATACTGCTGCTCGAATGTAGTTGCCCATCCGTTTGCATGATGCTTAAATTTTTCGCGAATGCTTTTCATGTTTCGTCCGCCTTTATTTCGTCGAGCATATGCTGCGCAATTTCGTACCAGTTAACATCGGCGAGGAAGGCGCGGGCGTAGTCCACGGCCAAGCTTGGCCGCTCATCTTCTTGAGTGACCACGCTATCAACATACTCTTCCAACAGCTTGCCAAGCGTGTACGCGTCATCGTCGGCGACTTCGGTTGGGTACTGGTCGCGGGCGTCCATGTCGTCGAGAATCTCAAGCTTTACTCGCCATGTGGCGTAGTTCGTCCACCCGTTGTAACGCTTGTCGCTATCGTTGATCGTGTAGCTCATTTGTGCTGTCTCCGCTGTTTAGTTATCGAACGAATACATATTAACGCAAGCGGATTGCGTGTCAATACTTATGGAACATGAAATTTTTGTAATGTTCTATCGGGCGCAATGTGCGCCAATATGTAACGTGGCGAACAGGTACCATCGGAGGCCGGTAGGCTGACCGACAATTGACGCAAACGGGGGGCGGGCGGGCGCACGTTTTTGACGGGGGGGTGTAGGGTCCCATCTGCGGTATTCACCCTCCGGGTCCCCCGCTACTTTTTGCAACGCTACCGACTTGTGTTATTCTCGCTACATGCTTTATACCGGCGCGGGGCCCCTACCCCGACACACTTACTGTTATGTGGAGCCTCATACCTTTGGCAACGCTGAGTGGCTACGGGTAGCGTGGTTTGGGTTGGTATCTCATCCCGGCAGGACTTGGGGCTGTCATGTGATGTTGGAGTGTGGGGCGGTGTACCGGAACGTACCGTTTCACAAACTTGCACACAAACCCACAGGGACCCCTTGGGACCCCAGCGACGCTCAGACATGGGATTGTTACGGCATTCATTTCAGCGCGACCGAGTATCCGTTTTTGGAAGGGACCCGTATTCGCACTCGGCTACGATCCAAGCAGGAGCACATAGGGACGTACATGTTCACGGTGATTCCGATGTTGGATGGCTTTAGTGCGGAGCCTGAGCAGAGCAAGGAGTTTTACTTCATCAAACTAGACAACGGGCGTTTTACGGCGCAACCTACGAATCATTTGTTGGTACAGGACAAGTCATTTATTACCGAGTCGTCTTGGCCCAAGTTAAGTCGTCAAACTAGCATTTGGAGTGTTGACCATGGCAGCGAAGAGTAAGGTAAACGCGGCGGGCAATTACACGAAGCCTGAGATGCGCAAGAAGTTGTTCAACGAGATCAAGGCGAGTGCCACTCAGGGCACGGCAGCGGGGCAATGGTCAGCTCGCAAAGCTCAGTTACTGGCTAAGCGGTACAAGGAAAAGGGCGGCGGGTACAGGGATTAACCATGAAACCCTCACAAAAGTCACTTAAAGACTGGACCGTTCAAGAGTGGCGAACCAAATCTGGCAAGCCCTCATCGAAGACGGGCGAGCGTTATCTTCCGAAGGCGGCGATTGATTCGCTTTCCCCGCAGGAGTATGCGTCTACGACGAGGGCCAAGCGTGAGGGCAAGGCGAAGGGCAAGCAATTTGTAGCGCAGCCCTCAAAGATTGCCAAGAAGACTGCGCGTTTCCGTTAAGTATGAGCCAACCGGCCACGAAACCGGCCATGCAGAAGCCGTTGACGCAGAAGGAGCTGATTAAGAAGCTCAACGAGTTATCTGTTGAGGACTTAGAGGCTCTCCTCGCGCACACCAAATGGGAGCAGTCTCGGCACAAGCATCAGGTTCCTCCGGGCGGCTTATGGACGGTGTGGTTGATGTTAGCGGGTCGTGGTGCGGGCAAGACTCGTGCGGCGGCGGAGTGGACTTGGTGGGAGGCGTATCAGAATCCTGAGACTCGTTGGTTGGTGTGTGCGCCGACTTCTGCGGACATTAGAGACACTTGTTTTGAGGGTGATTCGGGGTTAATCAGTGTCATTCCGGAGAAGTTGGTTAAGGAGTACAACCGTTCGCTTTCGGAAATCATTTTGGTTAACGGGTCGCTCATCAAGGGCATATCGGCGGAGACGCCGGATCGGTTGCGTGGTGGTCAGTGGCATGGTGCGTGGACGGACGAGTTAGCGGCGTGGCAATACGACCAAGAGGCGTGGGACATGATTATGTTTGCGCTTCGATTGGGCAAGCATCCGCGTATTGTGGCGACGACGACACCGAAGCCGAAGGCATTGATTCGGGATTTGATTGAGCGTGACGGGGCGGATGTTCACGTTACGAGGGCATCGACTTACGAAAACATTGCCAATTTGGCTCCGACGTTCCAGCAGCAGTTGTTGAAGTTTGAGGGTACGACGCTTGGTCGGCAGGAGATTCACGCTGAGGTATTGAATCCTGAGGATCAGGGGATTATTCGGCGTTCTTGGGTGAATTTGTGGCCAGCGAAGAAGCCGTTGCCGGTGTTGGAGCACATAGTGATGTCGTTGGACACGGCATTTACGGAGCAGACGCGGGACAAGAAGACTTCTGACGCGGACCCGAGTGCGTGTGTGGTGTTGGGATTATTCCATCAGGACGACAAGCCGAACATTATCTTGCTGGATTGTTGGGAAGATCGGTTAGGGATGCCTGATTTGATCAAGCGGATTCATCGGGAGCGTGAAGTTTATTACGGTGGGGAGGAGCAGCGGCCTGTAATTCGTCCTTTGGTGGGTCCGAACCGTACTCAGGGCTTTGGTCGGCGTCCGGACACGATTGTGATTGAGGACAAGGGCAGCGGAATCAGTCTTCGGCAGTTATTGACTCGCGAGGGCATCATTGCGCATGCGTACAACCCCGGAAAGGCGTCGAAATTGACTCGTTTGCACATGGTTTCTCATCTTTTTGCGAGTGGGATGGTGTGGTTTGTGGAG